ACTTCGTATTTATAAACTAGCTTAGAAATAAGCATTTTAATTATACACATATCAGATAAAAACCTCGTACTAGGTGCCTCTTAAAAATAACCAACAACAAGAGCAAATAAGTACAAACTCACCCCAGTAATCTTAGTATATTTTTTTGCCCGGATGATGGAACAGGTAGACATGCAGGACTTAAAATCCTGTGATCCGAAAGGATCATGTGGGTTCAACTCCCACTTCGGGTACTATGAAAAAAGCAATTTATCTAGACGACGTCAGAACACCAATCAACGGTGATGTTGAATGGATTGTGGTTAGAAATTATAATGAATTTGTATCTAAAGTTCAAGAAATTGGATTGGAAAATATTGATGTAATTTCTTTAGATCATGATCTTGGGGATAGTGCTATGAATGAATATTTTAAAAATGTTGCTCCTAATTATACTTTGGATTACAATAATATTACCGAAAAAACGGGATATGATTGTGCAAAATGGTTAGTTGAATATTTTTATATAAAAAATCCTAATTGGAAATATAAAAGTAGAGATGTTAAACAAGGAAGCTCATTTCGATTTCCAAAAGTATTTACCCATTCAGCTAATCCTATAGGTTCAGCTAATATTATGGGTTATATAAATAATTTTTTAATGAATGAAGTTCAAAGCCAAACCTGTGTAAGAGTTCAAATTCAACACACAATTTAAAAATTTATGAAATGAAACAGTTTAAAACATTAAGCGCTCATAGAAAAGTCGACTTAATACCATACATAAGAGAATATGTTGCTAATCATCCAGAAACAGAAGTTTTAATTGGTTGTGACTCTCAAAACAGAAAAAAAGAAACTGTTTATGCTATTGTGGTAGGTTTATATACACCTGGAAAAGGCGCTCACATTTTGTATTCTAAATTTTTTATTCAACGTGAACGAGATAACGTAGTTCGTTTATTAAACGAAGTATGGCATTCTGTTGAAACCGCAGAACAAATTAAAAATGAAATAGGAATAAAAGCAACTTGGATTGATATTGACTTAAACCCAGATCCAAAATATCGTTCAAACCAAGCACTGGCGAGTGCAGTTGGTGTTGTAACAGGTATGGGTTATAATGTAAGACATAAAGGTAATTCACCTGTTATGACTTATGCAGCAGATCATCTTGTTAAATAATAATTAATAAATTTAGCGCCCCACTTACTTAATAGTGGGGCTTTTTCTAGCATATATTTATATACATGAATTTAAATAAAATCTTCGATTTATTCAACGAAAATCCCCAAGATAAAGATGAGGACGTATCTATCGTTAACTTGTACGAGCACCCGTTATTTTGGGTGGGTATGTTTGAAAAATTAATAAAAAATAATGATATATTCAAAAACAAAATTAATAAATTTTTTTTCATTGATAATCCTGATTATGATTTTGATGAGTTAAATAAATTAGGAGATAATGTTGTGTTTAATAGGGCTTATATTTTTATAAAACAAATAGATTTAAATAATCCAGACCATCAAAAAGCAGTTATAGCTAGAGGTAAGCATGGTTTATCTTCAATAATATCTTTAGCAATAAATTATTTTTCTATATTAGAAGAATATGAAAAATGTATAGTTTTAAAAAATATTCAAACTTTTCTTGAAAAAAATTTGGCTTTGTAAAATATGTTCATTATATTTTAGATACGGGTTTAAGGAGATAAAGAAGAGTGAGGATGAGATGGGTGATAGAGCGGAGGATGAAACGGGGGGGAGATAAATATTAAAATTATATTATATGATAAATAGGGAAACGATTAGGTATAAATTGGAACGAATGGAGTCCAATTTAACAAAATTAGATTTTATTCTAAAAAGACAAGGTAGTGTAGATGAATTCTTAAATACTACTAAAGAATTAAAAGAATTAGTAGTTCAAGTTAAAGCTTATATAGAACTTGAACCACGTTCTTCAAATGAAATTAATACATCAATTTAAAAATTAAAAGTTATGATAACAGCTGAACAAATTCAAGAAAACTGGGATAAATTAATGGTAATGATTAATCAATTTATATCATCACCTCGTAAAGAAGTATTAATATCGTTTTATGAAAAATATCAAGAACGTTTAATGTTAATGCCCGCGTCTAATAAAAAAGAATATCATAATGCCTTTCCAGGAGGTTATATTGATCATGTTCTGAGAGTTATAGAATGTTCTATTCGTTTACATAAAGTATGGGAAGACATGGGAGTTGATATTAGTACTTACACTTTTGAAGAATTAATATTCTCAGCACTAAATCATGATCTGGGTAAATTAGGTGATGAAAATAATGATGCTTATATACCTCAGACTGACCAATGGAGAAAGGATAAATTAGGTGAAGATTATATGTTTAATTCAATTTTACCATACTCATCTATTCCAGACCGTGGTTTATTTTTACTTCAATCTCATGGAATTAAATATACCTTTAATGAAATGGTAACTATTCAGACTCATGATGGTTTATATGATGAAGCTAATAAAAAATACCTTCAAAATTTCATGCCTGAACAAAAACCACGTACTGCTTTACCTTATATAGTACATCAGGGAGATTTAATGGCTGCTCGAATTGAATTTGAAAAAGAATGGTTATCTAAACTTAATAAGAAAAATTTGGAAGATTCAAAGAAAAGTTTTACATTGGATAATAATAAAAAAACCAAATCAACACCAAATGTTATTAAAACAAAAGCATTAAGTAACATTAAATCAGAAGGATTAAAAAATCTATTAAATAATATATGATAATAATAACTATAATTTTATTGTTAATGGTTGTGGTACTTGGGTACACAACCTTTAACCTTTTACGTAAGAATGAAAAACAAGAAGACATATTAATGGGTTATATGACTTATTTAAATAAAATGTCTGAAATAATTGATTTTTCAAATAAAAAACTTAAAGAAGTAGACGCTAAAGGTTCATTTGCCAGCGATGATGAAGTTGGTTTCTTTTTTCAACAATTACAAGCTATCCAGACTATATTAAACGAATTTAATATTAAAAATTTATGATAATAGATGAAAAAATAAAGAAAAAAAAGAAACCAGCTGCTAATATGTATTTTACTCAAGATACAGAAAATGCTATTATTGAATATAATAATTGTACTGATGATGAAAAACGTGATAAAATATTTCGAGACAAAATATATCCAGTTTTTTTTAAATTAACAGAGTATATAATTAACACATATAAAATTTTTAATACAGGTGAAAATAATATATCTGAAAATGGTACTATTATTAATATACAAAATGAAGTAATTCAATTTTTACATAAAAAAATACATTTATTTGATCCAAGTAAAGGTGCTAAAGCATATTCTTATTTTGGCACTATAGCTAAACGTTACCTTATCTTAGCATCTCAGAATACTAATAAAATTCAATTTAACTCTACTACTTTATCAACTATTGAAGAAGATGAAAAATATTCATATCAATTAGATGATAATAAAATAGATGATAATAATGATTATGCTACACGTTTATCAAAATTTATGAATGAATATATAAATTTCTGTACTATAAACATATTCGATATTTTTCCTAAAGAATCAGATGCTCAAGTAGCCGATGCTATTTTAGAATTATTTCGTAAAAGAGATAGTTTAGATGTATTTAATAAAAAAGCACTTTATATATACATTCGTGAAATGATAGATGTTAAAACACCTAAAATTACCAAGATAGCTGATCAATTATATGGTATATTTAAAGAAAAATATGTTTTTTATTTAGAAAATGGATATACAAATTTTTAAATGTTTATATTTATAATAAAATAAATATTATGAATACTTTAGAAAATGTAGTTTTTGGTAAGAAAACATTTAGTTCTATATTAGAAGAGATATATGATAATCAAAAGAAAAAAGATAAACAAATATCTGCTTTAATAGCTGAACTTAAACCGTTGATTGAAAGTATAGGTGACGCCACTTTAATAGTTCCGCTTATTAAAGAATACTTAGAAATAAGTGTTAAAAATGACGAGCAACTTATTAAAATGGCCACCATTATCCAACGTACCTTAAACTCAACATCTGAAGATGATGGTTTAGGTATATCAGATGAAGAAAAAGCTCAATTACTAGCTGAAATAGATAAAATTAAAGAGGAAAATAAATAAGCATGGCTACTAAATATGGATTTGATGCATTTAATCATTCTTTAAATAATCAAGATCAGGGAGTAATATATCAAACATTAATCAATCTTCAACAACTTATAACAGCTGTTCGCGTTAAAAGTATTGTATTAGATGCTTCTCATCCTAGATTTAAAGAATTAGGTGAATGGAATGGGTTAGGTACTATTGAATTTCAAGATGTAAATAACCCAATTGATAGTCCTTCATATTCAACAGCAGTACCATTAAATCCTAATTCTAAAAATTTTCCTTTAATAAATGAAATAGTATACTTAATTACATTACCAGATAATAATATAGGAACATTAACTTCATCTACTAAATCATATTATATAAACTCCATAGCTTTATGGAACCATCCTCACCATAACGCTTACCCAGCAAACCCTAATACTCCTTTACCTGCTCAACAAAAAGATTATACCCAAACTCAATTAGGTAGTGTTAGACGTGTAACCGATGGTTCTACTGAAATTTATTTAGGTCAAACATTTAAAGAACGTTCAAATATTCATCCACTTTTACCTTTTGAAGGTGATGTTATTCAAGAAGGTAGATGGGGTAACAGTATAAGATTTGGTTCAACGGTTCAAAATACTCCAAACAATTGGTCAAGTACTGGAACCAATGGTGATCCTATCACTATTATAAGAAATGGTCAACGTGTAGATGCAAATAGTGAAGGTTGGGTACCTATTACTGAAGATATAAATCAAGACTTATCTTCAATATATGCTACCTCAACTCAACAAATACCATTAAATGCGGCTTCTACAAATTATACTAGTTACAAAACAGCACCTACTACCCCAAATCAATACTCAGGAAATCAAGTAATTATAAATTCTGGTCGTTTAGTATTTAACAGTAGTGCAGATCATATTTTACTTAGTTCAACTAAAACCATTAATTTAAACGCTGTATCTTCTGTAAACATTGATACTCCTACCACTATAATTCAATCAAATGAGGTATATTTGGGATCAAAAGATGCTACTGAACCTGTATTATTAGGTGATTCAACTGTTAACTTATTACATACTTTAGTTCAAAATTTAAAAGCATTTACCGATATTTGCAGTACAGTTGTAGGAACAGCTCCTGGAGTACCATTAGGTCCTTTAAACGCTGCTGCCTCTCAATTATCAATTACATTAGCTCAATTAGATATAAATTTAGATAGTACAAAATCAAAATACGTTAAAACAGCATAATGGCAACACCTCAACAAATAGATGCTCAACGAGCTCAAGAAACAGCTCAACGTTTATTATCCCAATCAAGAATTGTGGGTGTTAACGCTACAGCTATTCAAAATGCAACTCCGGGAGAACAACAACCTCAAGGAAGTGCTAAGTTAAGTGTTACTATAACTAATTTAGGTAAAAAAATATATACTTTATTTACCCCTATAGCTATAAGTTTAGCCACAGAACTAGGAGCAACATTGGCTCAATCTGAATTATCTAAAATAAAACAGCAAGTTTTACCAAAAGACGGTTGTCCTAATAATTCAAAAATTCAAGAATTAATAACTCAAAGAAATGCTTTAGTAGCCCAATTAAATAATTTAGGTAATCAATTAAATACTTTAACTATAGCTGTTACTGGTTTATCTTCATTTTTAGCTATATCTGAAACTGTTATATCAGCTTTAAAAACAGTAAAATCTACAATTTCTGTAGCGGCAAAAATTATACCTTCACCTCCCGGTTTACCCGGTGTTGTAGCATCATCTTTAAGTGATTTGGAAGATGCTATAAATAAACTATTATTTGATGATTTAGGACAACCTAGATTACCTATAATAGCCGGTTCTATTGCTTCTTCGGCTTTATCCATTTCTATAGTAAATGGATATATACAACAAATAGTAGCTATACTTGAAGCAATAGATTTAAAATTACAACAATGTGCTCCTGATTTAACTAGTCCTACATCTTTACCTGGATTAGTATCTATAAGTTCCGATTTAGTACAAATAGCATTATTACAAACCAAAGCACAACAAACACAAAATCAAGTAACATATAAAGGATTTGTAATTGAAATCGAAACAGTACCATATACTCCAACAGTAAATCGTCATAGAGCTGTAGGTAAAAATCAAAGTGGTATAGTTTTAGTTGAAACAGAATTATCTTTTACAACAGAATTTCAATTACTCATAAATGAACTTAAACTAATTATTGACTCAAACAATTTAAAAGCTTATTAATTTTAATATTTATAATACGATGGACACAAAACAATTTAAAAAAATCATCAAAGAAGCGGTAAAAGAAGTATTTCAAGAAGAAATGCGTGAAATATTACTAGAAGCTGTAAAAGCACCCAAAGCAACTATTGTTACTGAAAGTACTAATACTAGTGGTAATAATAGTATGTTTAATAATACATCACCTTCCAAACCAACTAAAACATTAACAGCGGCTGAACGTAAAGCAATGTTCGGTGGGATGATTGAAGAAATGCAAAGTGAAACTTTATCAGCGACAACTAATAATATACCTTTTAGACCTAACCTTGGTGGAGATACAATAAATGGTGCTTTACCAGCTGGTGAAGTTGATTTAAGTCAAATAATGGGATTAATGAGTAAATAATGGCATTCGGAGCAAAAAAAATATTTCCAATAGATACTAAACCGGGAACTGCGGTTGGGGTATCTATTCCTTTTAATGCCCCTGCTGTATTTTATTCAACTTACACTACTCAAGATGCTATTAGAAATAATTTATTAAATTTTTTTCTAACTAATCAACCTGAAAGGTATTTAAATCCAACATTTGGTGCTAGTTTAAGAGCATTTATATTTCAACAAATTACTGATGGTAATTTAGAAGGATTAAAAGAAAACATACAATATCAATTAAATCAATATTTTCCTAATATTGTGGTTGCTTCATTAGATATTTTACAAGATACTGATAGTAATACAATAACAGTAAAATTAAAATATAGTATAAAAGATACCGGAATAACAGATCAAATACAAATAGCATTTCAATAATGAATAATAGTAAAGATATAAAATATATAAATAAAGACTTTACCGAGTTAAGGGCAAGTTTAATAGATTATGCTAAAACTTATTTCCCTACAACTTACAATGACTTTACCCCAACATCACCAGGTATGATGTTTATGGAAATGGCAGCTTATGTAGGTGATATCTTATCATTCTATTTAGATAACCAATTTCAAGAAAACTATTTACAATATGCT